TTACTATAGGATTAAAAGATATTGATGAGACTATTAAATATTATTTTGATAATGTTATAAAACCTTACGTCTCTCAAAATGGAGCTAGAGTAGCTGTCCCTGTAATTTATGGTTCACCTGAAAGATGGAAGTCAGTTCAACATGATGGGTATTATAAAGATGTTAATGGTAGGATTATGGCTCCTCTTATCATGTATAAAAGAACATCTATTGATAGAAATAGAGGTATGACTTCTAAAGTTGACTCTAATTTTCCTCAAACTTATGCTGTTTTCCAACAAAAATACACTAAACAAAATTTTTACAATCAATTAAGTGTATTAAATGGAGCTACCCCTATTAAAACTTACCAAGCTGTAGTGATACCAGATTTTGTTACTCTTAATTATTCTTGTATGATATACACATATTATATGGAACAATTAAACAAAATTGTAGAAGCTATAAACTACGCTGCTGATTCATATTGGGGTGATCCTCAAAGATTTAAATTTAAAGCTAATATAGGTTCATATCAAACTATAACAGAACTAAATGTTGGACAGCAACGTACAGTTAGAGGATCTTTTGAAATTAAATTAAATGGTTATATAATTCCTGATGTAATTCAAAAGGATCTTAATGCTGTTAAGAAATTTTCTAGTGATTCAACTATTAACATTTCTTCAGAGAATATTGAAAATCTAGGTAGGTCTACATCTAATAACTTTATAGAAGATATCAATACTAATCTTTAATTTTACAAGAAAATTTCCATATTTATATTCATGGAAAATGTTATAAAATTAGAAGATAGTGAAATCCTTCAAATCAAAAATTTACAAGACCAACAGGACTCTTTAATTAATTCATTTGGACAACTTGAATATCAAATTCAACTTCTTGAACTACAAAAAAAAGGTTTATTAGAACTTTTAGAAAGTATAAGAACTAAAGAAAAAGACTTAGCCCAAGAATTAACTCAAAAGTATGGTAATGGTACAATAAATATTGAAGAGGGTGTTTTTACTAAAACCTAATTTTTTTGAAATTTTCCATGGTATTTATTTAAGACAATATATATTAACCTTTTTTAAACAACATGGCAGAACAAATAATCTCCCCAGGGGTATTCTACAATGAGAATGTTCCTACCGTCCTTGAGGCGGCTGCTGCTCCTATAGGCGCGGCTATTGTGGGTCCTACAGTATTAGGACCAGTTGGAATACCAACAGTTGTCACTACTTACAGTGAATTTTTAACTAAATTTGGTGGAGCTATAGTTAGTGGTGGTATACCCCATTCTTACTTCACAGCTATCTCAGCTCAAAATTACTTTAAGCAAGGTGGTACCAATTTATTGGTGACTAGAGTAGCTAATGGATCATTTACAGCTGCTACTTCTTCAACAGTTACAAATAATAGTACAGTTATAGCAGGAGTTAGAGCTACTGGAAGTACTACTTTAGCGGCTGCTTTTACTGATGGAACTGAAGCTAGAATAACTTATAGCAGTACTGTTTACAGATTCCAGGCTTCTGGTCTTCCTTTACCTCCAGATGATGTTGATGGAAATTTATATTTCTTCTTAACAGGTTCAACAGCTACAGAAACCGCTACTAATTTAAAAAATGAAATTAATAATGCTTTATCAGGTTCTTTAGCTTCATCAAGTAACTTGTTTATAGCTAATAATGCGGGTGCTGTTATATCTTTATCAGGTTCAAGTACTGGCACAGCCTTTAATGGTGTTACTTTCTCTACAGGATCTGGTGGTTTTTATGCCACTCAATTTACTTTAGGGGGTGGTGTTAATCAAACTGGGACAGGAAATGCTTTTGTATTAAAAACTATTTCTCAAGGGGCTATTATGAACAACTCAGGCACTGAAACTAGTGCAGGTGCTTTAGCTTCAGGTTCAAACTATAATTTAAGATGGGAAATTTCAACAGTTGATTCTAGCTCAGGTATATTTACTCTCTTAATTAGACAGGGTGATGACAGAACATCTGACAAGAATATTCTTGAGACATGGAGAGGAGTTTCTCTTGACCCAACTAGAGAAGACTATATTGCTAAAGTAATTGGTAACCAACAATTCTCAACTGGGTTAGATGGTACTGATGCTTATATTTCTATAAATGGTGAATATCCGAATAGAAGTAAATATGTAGTTGTTAGTAATGTTAATGCTCCTACTCCTTATTATCTAGATGGAGCAGGTAACTTTAAGCCTGAATTTACTTCTTCACTCCCTGCTGTTCAAAGTGGTTCATTTGGGGCTGCTACAGGTGATTTATTTGCTATTGGAGAAGTTAAGTGGAATAATGATATTACAGCTAATAATACTCAAGGTTTAATAGCTGATAACTATACAGCTTCTCTTAACTTATTAAGAAATAAAGACCAATACGCATTTAATGTAATTAGTGTTCCTGGTTTATGGTACGCTGCTCATAGCTCAACTCTTAATACTCTTATCACAAATACAACTACTAGAGGTGATAGTATTTTACCACTAGACTTAGTAGCTTATGGTGCTAATACAACAGATGTTGTAAACCAAGCTGTTAGTGTTAATAGTAGTTACGCAGCTGCTTATTGGCCTTGGTTGTTAGTTAAGGATGATAACACCGGAGCTAATGTTTGGTGCCCAGCTTCAACAATTATACCTTCAGTTTATGTTTACAACGACAATACTTCTGAAGCTTGGTTTGCTCCTGCTGGTTTTACCAGAGGTACAATGCCTAATGTTGTCACTCCTGAAAAAACATTACCAAGAAGTTTAAGAGATACTCTATATAATAATAAAGTTAATGCTATTGCTACATTCCCAGGAACTGGTGTTGTAGTTTACGGTCAGAAAACACTACAAACTGTAGCTTCTGCTCTTGATAGAGTTAACGTTAGAAGATTATTGATTACTCTAAAATCATATATCGGTACTGTCTCTCAGAACTTGGTGTTTGAACCTAACTCATTACAAACCAGAAACAGCTTCTTAAGTGTTGTTAACCCATACTTAGAAACAGTTCAACAAAACCAAGGTCTATACGCCTTTAAAGTTGTAATGGACGCTTCAAACAATGGGCCTGACGTAATTGACAGAAATGAATTGAGAGGTGCGATCTATTTACAGCCAGTTAAAACTGCTGAATTTATTGTATTGGATTTCAACATTCTCCCAACAGGAGCTGAATTCCCAGCATAATAGAATTAGTTTAATTAATATGTATAAATAACAATATTAAAATAATAAAAAAATGGCAATTTTAGATCCAAACGAAATATTTTTCACAGCGTTTGAACCCAAACAGCAGAATAGATACATAATGTTAGTTGATGGTGTTCCATCATATTTCATTAAGGGTGTCGGAGCGATTTCATTAACACAAGGCGAAGTAACTCTTAACCACATTAATGTGTATAGAAAAGTTAAGGGTAAAACAACTTGGGGTAATGTTCAGTTAACACTTCATGATCCAATCTCTCCATCAGGTACACAAACTATTATGGAATGGGTTAGATTACACCACGAATCAGTAACAGGTAGAGATGGTTATTCCGACTTTTATAAGAAGGATGTAACATTAAACATTTTAGGTCCTGTAGGTGATATCGTTTCTGAGTGGGTGTTAAAAGGATGCTTCATTGTTGATGCTAACTTTGGTGATTATGGTTGGGATAACGAAAGTGCAGCTGTAAACATTACAATGACTTTAGCTCCTGACTACTGCATATTAAACTACTAATATCAGAATAGAGACCTTATTAGAAAGAGCGCGTGAAAACGCGCTCTTTTTATCTCTCGATATATTTATATCAAATAAACATTTATATTCAAAAGTTATTAATAACATGAGTGAAGAAACACCACAATTAAATCCTATTGTAACAGATTCTGTTACACCTGTTCAACCTGTTGAACAAAGTAAACCAAAATATGACTTCCCAACTGAAGTTGTAGAATTACCTTCTAAAGGTCTCCTTTACCCTAAAGACAATCCTCTCTCTTCAGGTAAAATTGAGATGAAGTATATGACCGCTAAAGAAGAGGATATTTTAACAAACCAAAACTACATCAAACAAGGTATTGTTCTTGACAAATTGATGCAATCTTTAATTGTATCTAAGGTTAATTATGATGATCTTGTAGTAGGTGATAAGAATGCTGTTATGGTTGCTTCTCGTATTTTAGGTTATGGTAAAGATTATACCTTTGAATATGATGGACAAGAAGTAACAGTTGATCTTTCAGAAATTGAACCTAAATGGATTAATGAAGAACATTTAGTTGAGCCTTATACTAATGAGTTTAAATACACATTACCCCACTCAGGTACTCATATAACTTTTAAAATCTTAAGCAATAAAGATGAAAAAGCTATTGAAGCTGAAGTTAAAGGTTTAAAAAAGATAAATAAACTTTCTTCTCCTGAGTTGTCTACTCGTTTAAAGCAGATGATTCTTTCTGTAAATGGAGATGATTCAAGAAAGACTATTAGAGATTTTGTTGATAACCATTTCTTAGCTCGAGATTCAAGAGCCTTAAGAGAACATATTAAAGAGATACAGCCCGATATGGATCTTACATTTGATTTCTATCCTGAAAATGGAGATGATACTCAAGAAAATGTAAAGATTCCTATAGGGGTCACGTTTTTTTGGCCTGACGCCTGAGTATAGAATATATATGTTTGAAATGATACACGATATCGTGTTTCATGGGAATGGAGGATTTGATTGGCATACTATATATAATATGCCTATTTGGTTAAGAAAGTTTACTTATAACAAATTAATCAAACATTTTAGAGAAAAGAATGAGGCTCAAAACTCAACTACTCAAACAAGTAAAGGTAAAGTTCGCCAAATAAACTTCGAAGCTCCTCCATCAGATATTAGACCAGGAGAAAGGATATAAAAAAAGGGTAACGCTAAAAACGTTACCCTTTAATATTTATAATAAACTATTTCTTTAATATGGCTTCTGAAGAACAACTAAATAATCAAAAAGAATTCAATAGTGCTTTAGCAGACGCCCAAGAATTTATAGGGCTAATAACATCTCGAACTAGTGATTTAGTTGACGCTTTTAGAAGACTAAACAACAGAAGCAGAGATGTTACCAGAGATCAATCTGAGGCTTTAAAGATTTTAAAATCTATAAACACTGCAGCTCGTAATTTAACTAGTGAATATTCTTCTTTAAAAGAAATTACTAATAAAATTAAAGAAGCTAAAAAAGATCAAATTAAATTAGATAATACTATATTATCATTAGAACAAAAATTAGAAGATAGTCAAAAAAGCAGAATAGAAGCTTTTCAAAAAGGTCAATCTGAGATAAATAAAAGAGAACAAGTATATGCTCGATTAGTTGAAAAATCTTCAAAAGAATCTGTAGAAGCTGCCAATCAAATTATTTCTTTAAGAGATGAAATAAGCAAAAAACAAAATGCTTATAGTGAGCTTGAAAAGAATATTGATAAAAAAAGTTATGAAGAAAAGAAAAAGAAAGAAGCCCAATTATTAGCTGCCAAAAAATTAGCCCTAGATGAATTAAATCAAGCCCAAACTATCTCAAACAAAAAAAGTAGAAGGGAAGCTGAAGAAAGTGCCGCTCGAAAATTAACAGCTTTAAAAGAAGAAGAAAAGATACTTAAAAACTCTTATACAGCTGAAGAAAAAAGATTTGATGCCGCTAGAGAAGTTATAAAAGAAAAACAAAATGAACTTCAAATAAAAGAATCTTTAGCTGATCAAGAAACTAATACCTTAATAGCAGCCCAGACAAAATTAAATTTATCAAAAGATGAATTTGGTCAATTATCTAGAAATTTATCAATTCAAGAAAAACAATACTTACAGCTTCTAGAAGCTAAAGGAGAACATGAAAAAATACTTAAATTTTTAGAAGAACAAGAGGAAAAAACAGCTAAAACTTTAAAAGAACAAGAAGAAAAACAAAATAGAATAAATAAAAGTTTAGGTTTATTTAATCTTACTTTAGGAGCAGCTAGTGGTCTTTTAGAAGGTTTAGGTCTTAAAGGAGCTTCTATAGCTTTAGGATTTGAAGAAGGTAAAAAAGCCGCTGAAGAAATGGCTAGGAAGATTGAAAGTGGGGAGGAATCAACTGGAGTACTTGGTAAAAATATTAAAGTATTAGGAGCGGGTATTGCTGCTACATTTAAAGGTATAGCTAGTGATATTAAAAAAGCTTTATCATTTACAGCTTTAGTAGCAGGAGTAAGTAAATTATTTGGAGGACTTGTTAGAAACATAGCTTCAATGATTGGGAAAGGATTAAAAGGTGCTTTTAATGTCCTTATTAGTCCCGCTAAACAAGTAGTAAGTGAAATTGGAGGTTTATTTTCTGAAGGGATTGATTATATTAAAAATTCTTTCTTTAGTGTAAAAGGATTTATGGATTCTTTCAAAGAAGGTGAAAGTCTAATGAAAGAATTATCTTTAGCTACTGAAAAAATAGCTACAGATTTAGGTGTTTCAACTAAAGAAGCTCAAGGATTAACCAATCAAGTAGCTAAATTTAGTGGTGAAATGGGTGCTTTCCCTGAAGTATTAGCCGCAAATATGGTTGAACTTAACAAAGCATTTGGCACCACAATGGAATTCTCAGATGCTACAGCCAGATCGTATAATAGACTTATAGAACGTGCTGGATTTGCAACTGAAGAAGCAGCTGAGTTTGTTAAACTTTCTCAACTACGAGGTGAAAGTGTCAATGACACTTTAAAAGGTTATGAAGATGAGATAATGTATTTAAAAGCCGTCAACAATTCAGCTGTATCTCAAAAAGAAGTTTTACAAGAAATAGCTAAAGCTAGTTCTGCTACAAGATTAACATTTAGAGGTCAAGGTAAGAATTTAGCAGAAGCTGCCTTCCAAGCTAAATCTTTAGGTTTAGAAATGAGTAAATTAGAAGATATAGGTGGTAGTTTACTCAATTTTGAAGATTCTATAGCTAAAGAAATGGAAGCTGAATTGCTTATTGGTAGAGATTTAAATCTTGAAAGAGCCAGACAAGCTGCCTTACAGGGTGACTCAGCTACTTTAGCTAAAGAATTAGCTAAAAATATAGGATCAGCAGCTGAATTTGGTAAAAAGAATGTTATTCAACAAGAAGCTTTAGCAGCAGCTGTTGGTATGACTCGTGATGAGTTAGCTAAAACATTAGAAACCCAAGAATTATTAGCAGGGACAGGCCTTTCAGATATGAACCAGGCTCAAGCAGAATATAATAAGATGCTTGAAGAGACTGGAGATGCTGAAAAGGCCGCTGCTAAATTTAGACAAAAATATGGTAATGAAGCCTTATCACAACAGGTAGCTAAAGTAGCTTATGCTAAACAGGATGAACTTCGCCAAAGACAATTAGTAGCTACTCAAATGGAGATGGCTAAAGCTATGTTACCTGTAGCTCAAGCTTTTAGAAGAATACAACAAATTGTTCAAACTTTAAGAAAAGAATTAATAGAAAAAATACAGCCTTTCTTGAAAGCATTTGGGGGGTTAGTTGGACAGGGTGGAAAAAGTTTTGAAGAAATGGCTAAAGGTCCTGTTGGAAAATTAGGTGAAAAGTTAAATGATATAGGTTTAAAACTTGTTGAATTTTTTAAGATACATGGGCCTGAAATAAAAAAGATATTTTCACAAATATTTGATGTGTTTGGGGCTATTTACTCTAAAGTTGGAGAAGTAATTGGTGAACTCTTTAGTATGGAAGATGCTAATAAAGGAGCTTCAGGAGTACTTGGAGGCATGTCTGATATTTTAAGTGGAGTAGTTGAATATATTAAAAATATAGATGCTAAAAAATTAGCTGAGGATATTAAAGGTTTTGTAGAAAAAATAAAAGGAATTTCTGATAAGGTAAAAGAAACAATAGATAAAGTTGATAAGTTTATTCAAAATAACCCAACATTAATTAAATTGTTAGGTGGGGGGGCTTTAGCTATAACTTTAAGTAATAAAGTAGCTCCTGAACTTACTAAAGCTGTTTTAGGTGCTGGTAGTAGCTTACTTAAAATGGCTGGAAGTAAAGCTGTAGATTTAGGTAAAACTCTTGGAAATAATATTAGTTCAAAATTAGGTTTTGGGAAAATATTTGGTATGACCAAATCTGATAAAGAAAACTTAGGTACTTCAGCCAGCAATCCTATGTATGTTGAAGTAACTAACGCTGGAGATATTGGGGGAGGTGCTGGAGCAGCTGGTGAAGGTTTAACTGATATAGTAGGTAAAATGGGAGGAAGGAAAGCTGGGGTTGGGGGTGGGTTTAGAGGTGGGGTTAAGGGAGCCTTATCTTATGCTAGAGATGCCTTTAAAGGAGGAAGAGCAGGGAAGGTAGGTAGAGCTAGATTAATTAGAGCTGCTAAAGGATTAGTAACAGGTAAAGGACCTTCATTTGTTGGAGGAGCCGCTAAAGCTAGTAAAGCTGCCTCTACAGCTGCTCAAGCTGGTAAAGCAGTTTCTACAGCGGCCCGAGTAGGTAAAGTAGCTTCTACAGGCTTAAAATTAGCCAAAGGAGCTGCGGGTGGAATTGGTAAAGTAGCTTCTACCGGCTTAAAATTAGCCAAAGGAGCTGCGGGTGGAATTGGAAGTTTGCTTGGAGGTTTAGCTTTAGATTACGCAGCTAATAAAAAGAAAAATGAAGCTGCTGAAAAACGAGCTTTAGCTGCCCAAGCTACTACTGAAGAAGAACGTCAAAAACTCTTAAAAGAAGCTAGGAAGGCTGACACAACAGGCAAATTAGCTTCTATAGGAAGTTCAGCAGCTACTGGAGCGGGTATAGGAGCTACAATAGGTAGTGTTGTTCCTGGGGTTGGTAATGTTATAGGAGGAGCTGTAGGAGGAGTAATTGGTGGTGGGATTGGTGTGGTTAAAGAATATGGTGATGAAATTAAAAAAGGATTAGGAGATGCTTTTACATCAGTTTCTAAAAAATCATCTGAAGTTTGGTCTTCAGTAAAAACTACAGGAGAAAATGTTTGGGGGGGAATCACAGAAAAAGCTTCAGGATATTGGGATACTATCTCAGGTAAAGCAACAGACTCTTGGAATTCTGTAAAAGCAATAGGAGCGGATACTTGGAATTCTATTACAGAAACAGCCAATGGAGCTTGGGAAGGTATAAAAGGATTTGGGTCAGGGATATGGGGCTCAATTAAAAGTGAAGGTGAATCTATCTGGGGAGGTATAACTTCATCAGCTGATACTGCTTGGGAAGGTATAAAAGGAAAAGGTAAAGAAATTTGGAGTTCAATTAAAACTAAAGGTAAAGAAATTTGGGGTTCAATTGAAAATATCGCTAAAGCCCCTATTGATAAAATCAAATCTACCTTCTCAAATATATTCAACCTCGACTCAGGAATAATAGGTAAAACTAAAGACATATTTAAAAATTTACTTCCTGACTCTGTGGTAAGTATTATGACCAGTTTAGGTATATTAGAAGAAGAAAAGAAACCAACTCCTCCACCTAAACCCCAAAAGGTAAAAGATGGTTCTACAGTCTCAAACAAAGGACCGTTTACTATATCTGATAAATTTGGTAATATAGCCATTACTCATCCTCAAGATAAACTCGTAGTATCCCCGAATATTTCATATGTCAATGATGGGATATCATCCCCATCAAGAAATCAAGTCTTCCCTGTAAGTGAAGGATTCGGCAAATTAGATGTTAAAGTATCTCCTAAAGGAGTTATGGTTCAAAAGGTTAAGGATGGAGCTATTCCATCTGCCCCACTTTCTTATCAAGAAGTATTTGGTTCAACCTCTGCTACTCGTGTTATTAGTTCTAATGTTCTACGTGAATTAGGAATTCCTGGGGTGGATGATAAAAACTTTAAAAATCAATTTAGTTTAATAGCTCAAGGTAATACAAATCTTATACCCTCTTTAAGTGAAATGGGTAAAAGTAAAAAATTAACTCTTTTTACCCCATCCGGAACTGCTTTAGCTCAAGATTCTTTTATTGTAAAATATGCTGATGGAAAGACAAGCCAAATTTTAGATGAAGGTAATATTAAATTCCCTCAAGACTCATATCGTACCCAAGACTTAAAAGAAATATCAGCTTCTGGTAATGGTTTATTAGCTCTATCAAGAGCTCTTAATGAAGTTAAGCCTAAAGAAATAGAAATAGGTGGAGGAACTACTAAAACATTTTATCTCCCAGATCGATACAACATAGGATTTAAACAAGAACGTCAAAGTTCTGCTATTAAATTTGATTCAGGTAAAATTAATGATTTATCTGAGATGTCTAATAGTTTAAATGATGCTTTATTATATTTAGCTGTAAATAGACAATCTATTCCTTTAGTTGAGGGTATTCCTACTACTATGCATAATATAAAAGTAGGTGGTGAGAGATATGAAGATCAATATAATTACGCTAAAAATAAATATATTCCTTACACTATTTTAGGAAATACTAGAAATTTTATTCCTAAAGAAATGGGATATGGTAATGAAGCTTTAGCTGCTTCTAGTTTACCCCCCTATGATTTCTCAGGTGTATATGAGATTGTAAACAAAATTGAAAATAAAGTCCCTCAATTCAAAGACATTCGCACCCCAGAACATGGATCTATAATTTCATTAGCTCAAAAAGCTTGGAAATTAATAATGGATTTATTTGTTCCTCAATATAAAGATAGAGCTTTAACCTTTATTGAAAAATATGTTTCTCCTAGTTTTTATGAAAAATTTAAGAATAATATAAATCCTAAAATAGGATCACCTATTCTTAAATTTGATGGTTTATTTAAAGATGTAAAAGTGTTAGCTGGGGAAGGTCCTCCTACGGCTAATCTCCAAAAAACAACCAGTCAGTACAGTGAAGGATTATCAGAAAGAATTTCTGATGGGGTTTTATTACCTAAAAAGAAACATATTCAACAAATTCAAGATGGTTCTTCATCAAAAGGACCATTCACAATAGCAGATCGTTTTGGTAATATAGCAGTTACCCACCCTAAAGATGGTATTGTTGTATCTCCTAACATTTCATATGTTAATGATGGAGTTACTGATAAAAAAGGACCAGTGTTTCCTATTAGTGAGAAATTTGGAGCTTTAGATGTTAAAGTCTCACCTAAAGGAGTTATGGTTCAAAAGATTAATGATGGAATTAGTAATAAAGAAATAGATAAAACTAAACAAGAAATTTGGGATAAGTACAAGGGAGAAAATAAACGTGTTATACCTGGAAAGCCTGGGATTTATGCTTGGGATAGTATAAATGAAAAAATGTTCTTTATCAATGAAACAGTCAAATCTCCATCTCAGATTACATTCGCTAATTCTGAAACTTTTCATAATTACGCTCGAGTTCCTGAACGTGAATTAATAGGTGTAAGAAGTGATATGGGGTTTGCTAATCCTGATAAAATTAATCTTAACACATTAAAAAATCTTATCTATGAGGCTTTTGGAGCCTCAGAAGCAAATCCCGCTGGGGTTGGCCAAAAAGGAAATGAATCGACTTTAGATTCAATTTTAGATCCTTTCCAACCTGATTTAATTAGGCAAACTATAAAAGGTTACTCTCCTTTATCTCCAACTAAAACTACTTACTTCCATACTCTTCCAAATAAAGAAGGATACAGACCACCAGATTTAATTAGTATTAGTCAATCAGTTAGTGAAGGTTTATCTTTAGAAGAAGCAACTATGCCTAAATTAGCTGAAGGAGGAGTAGTGTCTAAGCCAACTGTAGCTTTAATAGGTGAAGCAGGACCAGAGGCGGTTGTACCTCTTGACCAAATTGCCCAAGAATCCCCTCAAACTTCAACTACAATTGTTGAGTCAGATAATAGTGACCTTAAAAAAGAACTCCAAGAAATGAAGCAATTAATGGCGGGTTTGATATCTCAAATCCCATCTATAGCTAATCGCCCTATAACTGTAGAATTAAATGGAAATAAAGTTGGTCAAGCTTTAGGTCAAAATGCTTATAGAATGTAACTTCAATATATTTATTGTTGTTAACAATATTAATTAATATTAACTAAAAACGTAAACACATGGCAAAATCACTTTTCCAGCTCTTACAAACCACTAACTTAGGGTTTAGAGGGCAAACCCCACCAGTTACTAATCCAAACCCACTTGGTCCTAACGGACAAAAGTGTTTAGATGTCTCTCTTTTAGATAGACTAAATGGCGGAACACCTCCTGGGTATTTAGATTCACTTCCCCAATAATTTAATTTTATGGGTCTTATTGATTTAAAAACTAATTTAAGGACCCTTAAATATGGTAGGGATAGAATAGGGGGTACTAGTAGTAATGAACCTTATATCAAAAAACAACTTACCCAAGACTATTCTTACACCCCAGGGAATGATGTTTATTTAGGAATTGATTCTATTGGTAGACAAGGTACATCTTTCGCCGCGGCAGAAGATGTATCTCGTCTTACCAAATTTTTTACTGATGGTAAAAGTGCTAGAGGTTCATTATTTACATTAAAACAAAAACTTTTATCACTTAATGGTCCTCCAACTCCTTATGCTCCTACTAGAGGTACCTTTAGATACCAAAATTTAATTTTACAAGCCGGATCTTCAGGGACAGGTATTCATTATAATTCATTAGGAGCTTTACCTGATAATCCTTTTATTACAAGTTATGAATTTTTAACTAAAAATGTTTATAACAGAGAAGGAAATAGATTAAATATTTTATATAAAAGTAAAATACTCAAACAATCTCCTAAAGAATTAGGTGTAGTAGGGACAGGAGCTGCTTTTCTTTTTGGTATTGATTTAGCTATTAAAGATAATATTTTAACTTATGCTGGGGGTGCGAATAGCCCTATCACAACTATAAAAAGAGCTACCACCACTTCAGATTATACAGCTGGGAATGGTCAATATAAAAATATTTTTACTCTAACAGGAACTCAGATAAGTGAAAAAGGAGATTTAACTATTACATCAGCTGGGATAAGACGAAATACTGGTTTTAGTGATATTTCAAATTTTATTCAAGAAATAAATGATAATACACCATCAACTCCTGAAAAGAGTAGAATTTTAGGTAGATTAACCAATTATACTTTCTTTAATCGAGTTAGTAAATATGGAGTAGGAGATCAAGGTAATGATGCTAATCTTGATAGACAAAATTACTACTCAGGAGCTCCTGTAAAAACTGATGGCGTTGATTTAATAAATTATAATACTTTATATTCAAGTAATGAAGTCAAAACTGGTTTAGGTTATGATGATATAATAAAGTTTTATATAGCGGTTTTAAATAATGATAATCCTGAAAAGAAAACCTTTATCCACTTTAGAGCTTACTTAAATGAGTTTTCAGATAATTATGGAGCTTCATGGGATTCTTTTAAATATATGGGAAGAGGAGAAGATTTTTATAAATATAATGGATTTTCAAGAGACATATCTTTAAGTTTTGATATTCTTGTAGGGTCTCGAGCTGAGTTGTTTCCTATGTATGATAAGTTAAATTATTTAGCTTCTATAATGGCTCCCGATTATTCTAAAAGTGGTTTTATGAGAGGAAATATAATTCAATTAACTGTTGGAGATTATATAAATAATGTTTATGGTGTATTAAGTGGAATTAATTATAATATATCCCAAGAATCATCATGGGAAATAGCTAAAAAAGATGATGGGGAGACAGATGAAAACACAGCTGAGTTGCCATTATTAATAAATGTGGGTGGTTTCAGTTTTAAACCTATACACAATTTTGTTCCAAGTACTGTAAGCTCTACTTCAAATCCTTATAATACAGATAGATCAAGATTTATATCATTAGGCCCTGAAGGAAAAGGATACTCTGGTAGAATAGCCACAGACGGAAATACTAGACTAAGCTAACATGAGACGTTACCAAGAAATATCAGAACTACAAAATTCACCAGTTAGGCCTGGGAAAAGATATTTAGCTACAACTAAATATCCTGAAATAAAGCCATCAGTTAGTGATATATATGTTATAACACAACAAAATGATAGGTATGATCTATTAGCTAACCAATATTATAATGATTCTTCTTTATGGTGGATAATATCTATAGCTAATGCTGATACTTTAATACAAAACTCTTTAATTCCTCCAGTTGGTGTTCAAATTAGAATACCAAGTGACATATCAAATATAATAAATAGTTATAACAAATTAAACCAAAATGGCTAATATAACTGGGGATCCATTAAATGATTATATTTTAAAACAAATTGATATAAGACAAAAAGTTATAGGAAATAATCCTGAGGTTTTAACTTTAGATCAAAGAGTATTATATAATAACAATAAAAATGCTTGGGTTAGATTAGCTTCTTCTGTTGATTTAATAGAGGGATCAGATGACTTAAGAAAAAATCTTAATTTACCTAATAATTCTGGAGATTTATTAGCCAAAAATTTTGTTTTATTTGGTGGTATATATAGTATAGATAATTCCTATTCTAGATTAGGAGGAGTTGTTACTAACTCAGCTGAGAGGGATGATATATTTCAGACAGCTCAATATTCATACGGTTTGGGATCATCTGACTATGGATATGTACCTATGCCTGGGTTAGATTCTGTAAAAATAACTCATGTTAACAGAGGAGCTATTAGAAATTATGATATACAGTTAAAAACTCATAATAAAGATCAATTAGAAATAATAGAAGCTTTATATCTAAGAATAGGTTATTATATGTTATTAGAATGGGGTCATACTAATTATCTTACTTCTGAAGGTAATTATGTACCCAATCCTGATTTTTTTACTGATGCTTTTAATAATTTTTTTGAAAAAGGAAAAAAAGATTCTGAGATAGAAAACCATATTAATTCTTATAGAAGAAGCTCAGGGGGAAATTATGATGGTGCTCTTATAAAAATTACTAATTTTTCTTGGGATTTTAATGGAGATGGAAGTTATGATATAAGTTTAAAAGGAGTATCAAAAGGAGGTATAATAGATAGTTTAATTCTAGACGGACCTGTTACTTTAAATGACACATTAACTAATGTAGTTGATTATAAAATTACAACTAAAACATCGGATGAAAAAACAGCTATCTTAAAAAAATTAGGTGTTAAAAAAGGAAAGGATGATAATTTAGATGCTTTATATAATAAAACTATAGCTAATCAATTATCTTTGTCAGGAGGATATACTAAATTAATTGAAGCAGGAGCAGCTGTTAAAGTAGATTCTACTTCTATTAATCCTCCTACAACATTAGATGTTAAATCTGCCCTATCAGAAGCTAATGATAATAATACTACTGTTATTTTAGATCAAAATAAGTCTGTTTTTAACAAAGAATTATTTTTATTCAATCTACAGTTAAAAGATATTAAATGGGTGGTTAAAAACAAAATTAACTATAAAAAATCCACCTTAAATAATAGGGCTGAAGTTTTAATCAATCAAAATGTATCTTCCCTCTCAGAATTAATTTCTATAAAATTTACTAATCCTGAGAATGATAAAAATGCTTTTGAATTTAACTATATAACATTAGGAGCTTTACTAGAGGTAATAAAACAGAAAATTCTTCCCCAAGCTAAAAATGGAGCTAATGCTATAGGTATAAGTAATGAGTATAATAATAATTATATGTTTACTCATTTTTTTCAACATTCTACAGATCCTGAAGTGTGTTTAATTCCTTTTAATGATGGGGGTGATGTTTTAAAAGAGATTTTAAGTAATTCTTTTAGAGTTGAAGATAATTTCTATGCTGGGAGATTAATGGCTATTCATGTTAATCTTGAATTTATAGCTGAAACTTTAGCGGCTTCTTTTGATCCTGACACTAATAGTGCTAATTTATACACTTTTTTAGATAAATTAGTTTATGGCATTCAAAACGCTTTAGGTAATATAAATAATTTTATTGTAACATTTGATGAAGAAAATGGTCTTCAAATCAAAGATGACACTATTATACCTGGTGTAGTACTTGATATTGATCAAATTAATGAGACTAAACTTAGATTATATGGAACTTTACCTAATATAGAAGGAAGTTTTGTTAAAAATGTTTCAATTCAATCTGAAATAACTAATAAGTTAGTAACTCAAATATCAATAGGATCAACTGCTAGTAATAATTTATCTAATCCTAATGCTTCACTTTTAGCAAGATGGAATGAAGGTTTATTAGATAGAATACAATTTAATACTAATAATATTGATAATGTTTCTAATGATGAGTTTAAAAAAGATTTAGTAAAACAATATAATGATTATAAAACTAAATTTATAACTCCTCTTTATACTAATTTTAAATATCCTGGTAAAGATGTTTTAACATCAGCTAATAGTACTCTTTCTTTATTATTAGAATATGATTTAGGTATTAAAACTATAAATGGTAATATTCCTGGAAAAGGATTTATTCCTGTAAATCTTTCTATAGGATTAGATGGTATCTCTGGGATTTTACCCTACCAGAGATTGTTAGTGACTGATGAAATTTTACCTAAAAATTATGCTAATAAAATTGATTTTATAATTCAAGGTATAGATAATACTATCTCAAATAATACTTGGACTACTACTTTAAATACTTTATCAGTACCTAAAAAGTCTGATAAAACTAAGAATATTCAATTTAAAGATAATAATGAATTTAGTCTAAGTCCAACAACTTAAAATTATTAATAATGTATTATCCTAAAAGTCAAGTAAAAATTAATTTATTTACTAAAGGTAGTCAACTAAGAGAAATATCTTCTCAAAAAGAATATATTGGGTATTATTGGAAGACCTCAAAGGGAGAATACTTCTCAGGACGTAATCCAAGTGATGGGACACCTGTTAGTTTAGAATTAATACCTGAAGTGGGTAAAAATAGTTTTAATGCTATAACTTTAAGTGAAGATAATAATTTATATAATAATCTTAAAGGAATTAATATTTCTCAAATTTTAATAGTACCTTCTTACCAAAAACCAATTCCAACTCAACAGGATTATGAAATAGGTAATTTTATAAGATATTTTGTTAAAAAAGTTAATGAAAATATATACACAGAAATTTCAAAAAATACTTTTGATAAATTAAGAAATAATGATCCTAATTATGCTTCTTTTTTATATAAAGTATTTAATATAGTTTGGGTTATAAAAGGAGATAAAGATTTAGTATCCCAAACTAATGAAAAAATTGTTTCTACAACTGAAAGAAACTTAAGAATTGTAGGACTAAAGTCCTACTTAAATAATAATTATTTAGAATTTTATAAATAAATATGGTATTTTTTAATATTTATTACTAAACCAATACTATGGCTGAAGGGTTTAGAATAGATTTAGGGTTCCCTAATTTATATGCTTCTTTATCTCTTGATTCAGCAGGGATAGCTGATGGAGTTGTTGTATATGATTCTTCAACCCAACAATTATTTTATTCTAGCAGCTTTACAGGTGGGGGTGGTGGAAGTACTATAGATACTGGGTCATTTTTGATAAATGCCACAGCTACTGATAATAATATTACTTTTACAAGAGGTAATGGTACTTCTTTTTTTATAACAGTTGATACAGGATCTGCCCCTAGCAATTATTGGAAATTAATAAATAATAACATAGTTAATAGTGGAAGTTTAGATGTTATTATATCATCTTCTTTAATTATAGTTCAAACTAGTAGTAATGATGATATTTTTATTATTAAAAAGCGAGGTGGTGATACTAGATTAAAAGTTAATAGTCAAGGTGTATTTACTTTAATGTCTACTAGTAGTTTTCCAACAGCTGTGACTGGTGGTATAATTTATAAAGATGATGAATATTACTTCGGTTTCCTATAATATTTATAATAAAATACTAAGTTTCATGTCAACATTTCAAGAAATTAAACAAGCCGCGAAAGAATCAGCTCAAGAATCTTTAACTCAAGAAATTAAAGTTCCACAATTAGAAATTGAAGAAGCTAAATATCTTTTAGCTTTAGTAGCTCGTTCTGATTTTAAAGGTCAAGATGTTCAAATTGTTTATAACATAGCTTTAAAATTACAAGAGACTGTAAAAACTTTAAATAACTAATTAAATGGCTGAGTGGAAAAAGGTAGTAGTATCAGGTTCTAATGCTGAGTTAAATAGAATATTGGCTAGTGGAGCTATTACAGGAAGTAGTGCTATTAGTGCTAGTGGGAAAATTTACGCGGGAATAACAACAGCTAATAATTCAAATGTTGTAACTTACAATACTTCCACTGGGGAGTTTTCTTATACTGGTTCATCTAATGTTGGAGGTACTGGAATTTTTAATAATAGAACAACTTATTATGACACAGCTAATACTCTCCAAATAACTGGTTCTACTCTTCGTTCTTCCCTTTCATCTAGTGGACTTGGGACTTCTTCAGATAGTAATGGGGGATCTTCTAATATATATGCTCTTTTAGTTAGTGAATCTATATATTCTTTTAATCATAATGTAGGATTTCCTACAGCTAATGCTTGGAAAGAAAATTTAGTTGGTTCTTATTTTAATTCTTTTGATGCTAATACTAATGTATCTGAAATATTAAGATTTATAGCTGGTTTATTAAGCCAATCAGCTCCATCTCCTTCTCCAAATACTAGAACTTTTAGTGGTATACTTTCTTTATCAAGTAGTTTTGCTACTACTAGTATTCAAGGCTTAACCCCTTCAGAATCAAGTAATAGTGATATCTTATATTTAAGAAGTAAAGGATTCGCCAACTCAGGATCTGCTAGCTTTCATTTACCTTATGTTTTAGGGAGAGTTTATAGTGGATCTGATTTTTCATTTAGCTATTCTAGTTCAGCTGGGGGAGCTTTATCTATCAGCTCTTCAAACGATCAACAACTATTTGGGTTAGGTGAAAAAACTTTTATAGCTACTCTTAGTTCTTCCATAGTATATAAATTTTTTAGCAGTTCTAATGAATCAACACCAACTGAAACTTCAACAGTTAATAGGAGTATTACTTTAACAGGGACAAACCCTTCAGGGAATGGAGGTTTTAATAAATTTAGCATCCCAACAGCCAACCCAGCTGTTATTCCTTCTCAATTCCAAGATGGTAAATTTACAGGATCTTTTATTTCATCATACAATCCTGTAACTTTTCCAGGCCCTAGTAATCCAACAATTTTACCTTCAAGTTCAACAGGTTGGTATCATTTTTCTCAAAGTATAACTTTATATACTGGTTCACAACTTTTAGGTCTTGTTCAAATATCAAATGATAGAGTATTTAGATCTGGTTATACTCAAAGTTCTTTCCCAACTAATACTATAACCCATATACCAACTGTAACTCAACTTACAGCCATTTCTAGGTCTTTATCAGGAGCACCTTACTTAACTCAATCTTCATATCTTTATTTATGTACTTCTAGTGGTATTTTTAATCCTATGTACGCTACAGCTTCTCAGCTGTTTGTTTTAACAACTGGAAGTGCATTTCTTAATAGGACTAATGGTAATCATATTCTGGGTATAGATTCTGCAGGTAGAATTAATACTAATTTTATAGTTTACTCCAGTAGTGTTAGTACAACTGCTAAAGCTGTTAGCTCATATCCAAGTCAAAATGATATTTTAAGAGTTACAGCTTCTTTTGAATTACTTCCAACCGCAGGCGCTTCAGGATCTGCTCAAATAGCTTTTACAGGTGCTAATACATCTTCTTCCATTTCAGCCTCTACTTATAATAGACTTAATAATCTTATAGCTAGTGGAGCCACTGCTACATATTTTACAGCTGGTACATTTGGTCAAGATGCTGCTTCAGGCACTATGGCTTTATATAACAGACCTCAAGGATATGACCCAGGACTTTTAACAAGTACTAGTGAGTCATTTCAAGGTGAAACTTATCGTCTTCAAATAACTGATAAACTTCTTTCTGGTTCTTATGCTTTAGGTGAAACTTTTGTTACTAATTCTTTTATAGTTAATAATCTAGGATCAAAAGATCTCCAAGTTAAACCTAGTTACTTAGTTTTCCCAGGAGGAACTTATAAGTATTGGTTACCTAATCCTGATAGTGGTCAACTTTATAAATACTATGCTAGAGCTTTTAAACGAGTAGCCGCAGCTTCGTCTTTAACTTTAACAGTTGGTCAAGCTTTAATTCCTTGGACCAGTTCAGCCAATGGTATAGCTGTTGGATTTATATTTTCTTCATCAGGAATACCTGCTTTAGCTACTCCTAGATTATATGATCCTGTAGATACCGCTGCTAATTTTATTGAAACCACAGCCAATGATAATTTTAAAAATCCATTTAATACAAGTATAAGTATTTATGGTAATACTGGTGCTACTTCTCCTGTAAGTAATGTTTATACATTACCTTTAAGATCAGCTGATGAAATGCGTTTAAATGGAGCTAATTATTTAGATTTTGTTTTATTAATTAGATATAAAGGAGATCCTGTTCCTGTTTCATCTTCTATACTAACCTTTAGTTAATAAATTTTTAAACTATGCCAATAGATAAAATAAAAAAATCAAATAGGTTACTAGCCAGTAGAAGATATACTCAGGAATCACTTAGTGATAACCAAGAAGCATTTACTAGAGTATTAGATTTAAACTCTTCTGAGATTTATATCCAACAAAATGCTATCCCTACATCTTCCCTTCCATATTCAAGTAGTGGTCAAGATCAGCTTTTTGTAACCTCAGGAAGTGAAGATATTCTAAAATTTTGGTATAGAAAACCATTAACTCCTTCTCAAAATGATTTTGGTGGTCTCACTGAAACTTATTTCTTTTTAGATCCTGAACCTGGGGCTGATGTTGACCCTCAAACAATTCAGGCTTCTCAACAAACTAACTTTATTTCTCCTAAATACTCAGCTCCTTCTTTAGCTAATGCTACAACAGAAGATATAACTACAGGTTATAATGTTGTTATTAGAGTTAATGGAGCTACTGTAGGGGGGGCTACCTATCAATTTGATTATAAAACAGGAGTACTTCAATTTTCTTCTAGTATTCCTACTGCGGGTAGTACAGTCACAGCTACAGCTTATCAATATGTTGGAAAAACCTTAGATAGTTTTATATCTTCAGGATCAGGAGGAGGAACAGGAGCAGGTTTTCCTTTTACAGGTTCAGCTTTAATAACTGGTTCACTTGTAGTAACAGGTTCACTTACAGTTAGCAGTAGCACAGGTATAACATTAGTTGGTGGAGGAAATCTTATAGGTACTTCAAGTTTTGCTCAATATGCTTCTACTGTTTCTATTACTGATAATGGTATATCTGCTCCCTTTCCTATACTTTTTGAAAGTACAACTAATAATATAAGTAAAGATGCTTCTGATCTAACTTATAACCCTTCTTCAAATAGGTTAGTACTTAATGGAAATATATCTGCTAGTGGATTCACAGGTTCATTATTTGGAACTTCTAGTTGGGCCTCTAATGCTACTAGCGCTTCATATGCTTTAAATTCTAGTAACGCCACTAGCGCTTCATACGCTTTAAGTTCTAGCTACGCTATGAGCTCTAGCTATGTTATGAGCTCTAGTTATGCTATGAGCTCTAGTTATGCTATGAGCTCTAGTTATGCTTTTAAAGCAGATAGTGCTAATACAGCTAATACAGCTTCATGGGCTTCTAATGTTACTATCACTGAACAAAGTACAAATGCTAATTTTTCTATACTTTTTACTGGTAATGATGCCCAAATAAATAGAGACATTAGTCCTCAATTTGTATATAACCCAGGGACGAACACAGTATTACTCCAAGGGATTATGTCTGCTAGTGGATTTTCAGGTTCATTATTGGGAACTTCTAGTTGGGCCTCTAATGCTACTAGCGCTTCACACGCTAGAAGCTCTAGTTATGCTATGAGCTCTAGTTACGCTATGAGCTCTAGTTATGCTTTTAATGCCACTAGCGCTTCATATGCTTTAAATTCTAGCAACGCCACTAGTGCTTCATATGCTTTAAATTCTAGTAACGCCACTAGCGCTTCATATACCTTAAGTTCTAGTTACGCTATGAGCTCTAGTTATGCTTTTAAAGCAGTTAGTGCTGATACAGCTTCATCTGTAGGTACCTTAAATCAAAATGTTATAATAAATGGTAATTTAACAGTTGATGGTACAGCCACTTATATTAATGTTGATAATTTATTAGTTGAAGATAAATTTATATTATTAAATAGTGGGGCCTTAGGAGCAGCAGGTGTAGCTAATGAAGGTGGTATTGTAGTTCAAACATCTTCTAGTTTAGATGGAGGAGTATCTACAGCTTATGGTACCGCTATATTTTATGACCAAACAACTAATAGATGGATGGTAGCTAAAAGCAGTTCAGTTGCTTTTAACGCTACTTCTATAACAGTAGGAGCTACAACAGACTACATAGTTACTGTTAGTGCTTCAAATGGAGCCCCAACAGGTACTCCTGTTAATTTTGGTACCGGGAATGATAATTATTCAGTTGGTCAAATGTATATTAGGACAGATGGAGACCGTGATATTTATATATATGCTTAATAAATTAAATCTATAATAAAATGTTACAAGTAAGATTAGAACCTCAAGAAATACAATTTGCAATAGCAGCTATCCATAATGTACAAATTTATGGTAAAGATGCCCATACAGTGTCAAACCTTTTAAGAAAATTTGAAGAAAAATTAGCTACAATACAAGAAGTAAAGTAAAAACATATTATAGTGTTTATACTATTGTTGGCCTGAAAGGGAAGTAGGCGATTTTAATTCGTATCTAACCACGATAGAGAACCAGAAACATGCCAAGTTGGAGAAAAGTCATACTTTCCGGCAGTGACGCTGCCCTAAATAGTTTAAATACTACATCAATAACAGCTTCTGTTGTTAGTGCTAGCCAATTTACTGGTTCTTTATTTGGTACTTCAAGTTGGGCTAATAATGTTATTAGTAGTTCCTTTGCAACTACTGCTTCATTTGGTCCTAATATTGGGAATACTAATTTAACCTTAACAGGTAATAGAATATTAACTTTTGGTAGTAATACTTTAAGATTTACCCATAATGGAGCTACAACCAATTTTAATAATGATGGAATTAATATATCAGGATCTCTTACATCCCAATATGCTTATATTTATGGGAAGCCTGCTACTCCTGGGGAGATTTATATATATGAGTCTCAGACTAATGGTAGCAGTTCAGTTCAATTAGTAGCGCCTAGTTCATTAACAAATGATGTTAGATTTATTCTCCCTTCGAGTACAGGATCAGGTGATAATTATGTTTTAAGGGATGATGGAGCAGGTACTTTGTCTTTTACTAATCAAGTACCAACAGCATCATTTGCGGTAACAGCTTCTTATGCAGCTACTGCTTCATTTGTTAGAAATGCTCAAACAGCTTCATTTTTACCTGTTGGGACTTATAACATCACTGCTTCATGGGCTCAGTCAGCATCCAATGCTATTAATGCTCAAACAGCTTCATTTTTACCTGTTGGGACTTATAATATAACTTCAAGTTGGGCTACTAATGCTGTTAGTGCTTCTTATGCTTTAACAGCTTCATATGCTGTTAATGCTAGTGCTGGGACTCTCCAAGAAGTAACAGAGCAGGGATCTAGTACAAATATTCCAATCACAGCCTCTATAATTAGTGCTTCCTCATTTACTGGTTCTTTATTTGGTACTTCAAGTTGGGCTATATCAGCTTCAAGAGCTGTAAGTTCAAGCTATGCTTTAACAGCTTCTTTTGCTTTAAATGGAGGTGGTGGACTTTCAGGTAATCAATATGAAACAGTTTATTTTGAAAATACTAATGACCCTGCGGGAGCTACTTATGTAAATATTTATCCTCTTCAATCTGAAGGTTGGGGTTTTAAAGTAGGTAGAAATGAACCCACCCCCACTATTCCTAGTGGAGCTCATGTTTTAAAAGATAATAGAGAATTATTTACTAATGCTAAAGTAGCAGTACAAGGTGAACCTTTTATCCTTTTAGGATTTGGACAAAAAAATGATGTCAGTTTAACAGCTACAGATAATTTTGAACATCCTGGGATAGATGAATATGATGGGGGACTTATACCTGGGAGGGTTTATGGGGGAAGTTTAAAGTTAAGAAAAACTTTATATGGAATACAAGATGCTGATGGTAATACTAAGTTAGTCGCTGATGGGGGTTTTGTGGTTAAACCTTCCTCCCCAGGTTTTCTTGTAGGTCAAGGAGGTTATTATATATTTGAAAGTGCTTCAATGCAATTTAATGCTAGTGGAGCTTTAATTTCTCCTGTAACTAGTGCTAGTGTTAGATTAGGTTTAGCTACAGACAGTTCAAGTTTTACTATAGCTGTTGGTAAAAATAATTTACAAGATATTTTATTTATTTCTAGATCTGGGGCTGATGCTAGAATAGCAGTAGGAGGTAATTATAGAACTCCTAGAAATACCCTTGATATATCAGGCAGTTTAAGGGTTTTTACAAGTATAACCGCCTCAACTGTTAGTGCTAGTGGAGTTATATCAAGTAGCAATTTAAGTATAACAGGATTCCCAAATGTCTCTGCTTCATTAGCTTCTTTATCTACTGGTGTAGGTACTTTACAACAAGTAACAGACGCTGGTAATACTACAACTAATCCTATTAGTTCTTCATTTGCTGGTGTAGGATTTTTTGGTACTGCTTCTTGGGCCATAAATGTTGTTAATGGGGGTGGTGGAGGAGGAGGTGGATCAGATTCAGCGTTCCTTAACCAATCTACAGCTGCTACTACGTGGTCTTTCGCCCATAATCTCGGTACTCAATACCCAGTCATAACAGTATATGATACTACAGGATTAGTCATTATTCCACAAGAAATTGACGGAGAAGATACTAACAACTTAAAAATATACTTCCCTACTTCCCAATCAGGTTATGCTACAGCTGTAGGTGGAACTTCAGCTTTAACTTATTATAGCCAATCTTTAACTACAGCTTCTGTTAATCTTAATACAATTACCTTTACAAAAGGTGATGGTTCAACCTTCCCAATTACTGTTAATACAGGAAGTGGAGGGGGTGGTGGATCAGATTTTCCATACACTGGTTCAGCCATAATATCAGGTAGTTTAACAGTCACAGGAAGTGTTATCTCAACAGGTGGATTTACAGGTTCTTTATTTGGGACATCAAGTTGGGCTACTAATGCTTTAACAGCATCATTCTTACCTGTTGGAACCTATAACATTACTGCTTCATGGGCCCAATCAGCTTCTAACGCTATCAACGCTAGAACAGCATCATTTTTACCTGTTGGAACTTATAGTGTAACAGCTTCATGGGCCTAATCAGCTTC